CTAGCGGTTTGTGCGTACTGGTAATCCTGAATCTCTGAGTTGTACTGCCACTGTTTAACAGCAGTATCCCACTCATACTCACGCTGAGCATAATAATTAGCTTTATCAGCAGCAAATACCCTTTTATTGTATTCGTTAGTTAAACGGGCTTGTTTTTCAGCCGCTTTTTTCTGCTCTTCGTAATTAGCTTGAGCTTGAGAGTTTTGTTGAGATGCTTGTTGAGAACCAATAATACCGCTAGCAATACCTGCAACACCTGCTATAATGCCGAAGATATTCATCTCCAAGCCTGACTCAGCCAGCTGATCATCTAGGAGACTATTGTTTTTTGGATTAAATTCAAACATTAAGACCTCCTATAGAATTGAGGTGAATAGTTACCCTCCCACATCATCGACACCAACGATACAGGGTATGGAAAATCACTTGTCACTTTAAGTTCGAAATTAGTGTTACGTTGATGGATAGGTACGATGAATAGATAGGACGATTTAACAGGGTTACCCGTTGCAGAGTAGTCGTTAATCGTGGTAACTTCTTTTACTTCAACCCACTCTTTAGAACTACCAAGACGTGTTTTAAAAGTAAGAGCGCCTGTTCTGCCCGCTGCTACCTTGACTCTAGCAACCGTAAGGTTAGCGGTGTAGTCTGTGGTAGTCTCATTACGTCGATAGTAGAACGTTGGTAGAGTTACTTCAAAATTATAACCATAACCCACAACCATACCATCAGCAAACTCAGTCAAATCTTTAGACACTTCAAAGTAGTAATAGTTAGTACCACTCTCAATTTGAGGCATAGCCTTAAAAGAATAGCCTTCATCCGTGGATGGTTTAGCAACCAAGACTGTTGCCTCTTTTTTACTAATTGGAGTGTATGGAATGTAGATTTTAGTTTTGTCACTAGATGCATCGTATACAACTGCATCCACACCACCTCCGGGTGAGGTAGGTCTAGTAGCAAAGTCTAGGCAGGCGTTACCGTCGGTACTAGAAGCAGTAGCAGTGACTGATCCAGTGGGGGTTTCGTCAAGAGTAATTGATTGGAAAGTGTACTCGTCTTCGTGTTGAATAACAAGGACTAGTTCATCGTTTAGAATATCAGCAGCGTGAATCGTACCAGTCACCTGCCATTTAGTCCAAGCTTCAAATAGATTTTTCTCTCCGTTGTTATAGAAACGGAAAAGATACAAATAAGAAGAGCTTCTATCAACAAGGATAATAAGTGAGTTTTGTGGGCTAACTACTAACTCATCAATAGTATCAGGAATCCACTCTAAAACAACTTTACTGATGTCAACAACAATAGGGTTCTGTTGAACGTCTTGTAGTTGAATAGAAAAGATTTTACTGTACTCAGGTACCTTACTGATAAAAATAGCAGAGGTACCGACATCAGCCGGGGAGATGTTAGGATCCATTTCATAGTTAGAAATAGCCCGAACAGTAGCCGTACTGGGAGTCAAGATGCTACCATCTGTGGTAAAAACTAGGAACTGTTGACGTTGACTAAAGAGAATCAAGCCTTGTGGCGACGGTAGAACGTCAGTCAACTGCACAGGTCTGATACTTGACACGTTCAAATCAACAGGATCTGAATCAATCTGTGTCAGAGCTGATTTAGCAAAGAAGTTATACGAGTCATTAGCTACACCAAAGATGATATTGTCTTCTGACAACACACCAAAACGGTTGCTGTAGAAGAACGTAGCATTGATAGGGTAACCAATAAAAGAAGGTTCTGGATTAGTTACATTATCACCAGCAAGCCTACCAGTCCAGTTGATAGGACCAAAGGTAAACGTAGTAGCACCAGTGTTAACTAGTTCGTGCGGCATGGTTGCAGCATCCAAACCAGGAGACACATCACGTGCTAAGGTTTCCTTCCAGTAGCCCCTACCTTTTTGACTGTTATAAGCAGCGTACTCCACATAATAATCGTCGGCATCAGTGTCGCTATTCAGAATAGTAACGTGATGTCCGTGGTAAGACTCAGCAGGAAGTTTAGATACGTTGACTACATCATCCTCAAACACTTCCAAAGCGTCGTTATTCAGACCACCTTTAGCTTCAATAGTGAATGAAGCTGGGTGAGGTTTCCACGTAGCAGAAGCGTACGCAGGATCAGTATCTTCGTAACTAGTTAGGATTTGATTAGGAGTGTTAGCAGGTGTGACTGAATCGTAGAAGCGTTTAATGACAAGACTATTAGTATATCCTTCAATACACCAAGTACCATTGAAATCAGCATTAGCAGCACCTTGTTGAGTAGTGATGGTATTAACTATATCATCAACCATGTGGTGATTGGTATTGACATTACCACTGTCGTACAGCAGCATATCATCGAACGTTGTGGCGTTCTGAGAGGTAGAGACTGAAGAAATACCTTGAATAGTGACAGTGTAGTCGTAAGTAGATACAAGATTCAGTAGTTTCAGTGTAGCAACGGCTCCAGCCACATAAGTACCTGAAGCTTGCATAGCAGAGGTTACCGACTTGTTAGTGATAACAGTGATGTCTTGGATACTACGGAAATGGTAATCGTCTGAAGATGTACCAGTCAAATAACTAGAACCAGTATTAGTTACTGTACACCACGTACCATCTTGGGTCCACACATAAATGTTACTACCTTTAATAGCACCAACGTAGGAACCAGCTGTACCACGATCAATGTAAAACCAAATAGAACCATCTAGAGCAGTTTTATTAAAAGGTGCTCCAAGACTATCTTTTAGTTTGTCGATATACTTCATACCGGGTCTTTTAAGAAGACCGTAGGTAGGATCAGGATACCCGTTAATACACTCAGATACCTGACCTTCTAATTTTTTGCTGTCATTTTGTTTAGAGACACCACCAAGAAAATTAGGTGTCAGTTGAGTTACTGCGGGCATTATCGGTACAGTGCGTTAAATGGTTGATAGCTACGATAATAATTACCATCTTTTGGAGAACCAAAAATGGTCAAGTCGTTTTGATTACACTCATATTCAAGAGCCATAGCCCTTGTATACGCTTCACGTTGTTGCAGCATTTGGTACTGATTAGGATCACCAACGGTCCTACTACACATAATAGAGGATGCCCTGGCTACAATGTAATCTTGAATAGGTTGAGGAATATAGGTATAGTCCCATTCCCACAGAATATCCAAGTAAATAGTTTCACCAGTATCCCAAACATCTGAGTGTTTAATAGTATCGTAAAGGTAACCACCACGGTTTACCACATTACGGCCCAAGTTAGATGCGTAGTCTTGACTAAGATCTGCTTGGATAACATTATTAGGAATTTGAATTTTATTACCAGTGCCTGGTTGAAGACCAGTATAGTTTCGTTCTCTATTGAAAGACCAGCCTTCTGATTGTACTTCCCGTGAAACTTCAAGTAACGTATTGTACGCAATCGCAACGTCCGGGTTGGTTTGAGTTTCAACTTTATAAGAAAGAACAGACTTTAGCATAGTTATGCTAGCTACAGTCTGAGAGATATTCACAGTGTATTCATAGGTTTCAGGTGCGGTACCTTGAGCAACACCTGCGGTAGCAATAGAAGTGTTATTAGTTACACCAGTACCAGAGATGTACGTCCCCACAGGGATGTTAGCTTCTTCAGTAGTAAGGGTGGTGCCGCTAATAGAACCTACAAAACTATCTGTTTTTTCTAAGACAAAAGTTTCTTCAGTCGTTAAAGAGTTTACAGGAGCCTGACCAACTGACGCCAGGATCTGATTAACAGCTTGTAGCTCAGTGTTGGAGCCAGTGGTTGAGTAAGGCATAATTGATAATAAGACTAATTCTCAATAAGGAATTAAAAAAAAGGAGCCCCCGAAGAGGCTCCCATATTTGATACTAAAAGTTATCAAGAAACGTTGGAAGGATAAGCAGTGCCGAAGGCAGCATCAGCAGATGCACCAGCGTACAGCTCAACACAAGCAGCAGGATTCAGGAAATCTGCACCCATAGCAAGACGACCCAGGATCACGTCGCCCTGATAAATCACGGAGACATCACCCGAGGTGACTTGAACTTGAGGAGCAATAGCTTCCACACAACCAGCGGCTTCACGTTGGAAGATCAGACCACAGGAAGCATCGAATGCATCTTGTGCACCGTAGTTGTTCCGAGGACCAGCAGCGGAACTAACAGTGCCAGCTTCCAATTCAGTATCGCTACCCACGAAGCTACCAGTGTTACCAGGAGAGGTCACACCAGTACCACCACCGTACTTAGTACCGTAGTTACCCAGGAACGGAATGTTCATGGACTTGTAGATCTTGATACCGGCAATTTCCATGATGCCCTTACCGGACTGCAGGGCAGTACCTTGCTCATCACGGTTGACCAGATAACCACCAATCTCAGTGTTACCGATACCCTGAATCAGGGCATAGTACTGACGGGGGTTTAGGACGGCAACACGACCATCACCAGACACACCCTTCTCGTCCATTGCAGCAGCAGCGTCGTAGAAGGCGTTAACCAAAGCATTAACGTCATAAGCTTTGTCAGCAGTCGTACCAACTTGAACCTGAGTACCACCGGGCTCAACATACCCAGTCTTGCTAACAGGGGAAGCTTGACGAGCACCTTTGGCAATCTGACGGAAGATCAGGCGGTCATACTTCTCAGCCAGAGCATAACCGATCTTACGGGAGATCTCGCTACGCAGGTC